CGCTTTTGGCGTTCTGCCTCGAGGGCGGAAAGTGGCACTTGGCGCTCGGCTTGCTCAGCTACCTGAGCTTCCGACCCAGCGTCGACAACCGGCTCGGAGGCAGCGGGCTGTTCGGCTTCTATTTTTTTGTTCATTTCTTACTCCCGTAAGTTCATCGCCCGTATAGCGGCGGCCCAGCGTGGCGGTACCCCACGCGTTATACCCGTTTCGATTTCTTCTTAGATCCCGACGCAATCGAAAGCGTCTTCCCTAGGGTTGGTAAATCCAATTTCCCCCCTGGATGCATGACCCAGAGAAGTGTCTTTACCCCTCTACGATTGTCTACTTCGTAGAGAAAAGAGTTCGCGACAATCGGCGGTTTTTCCAAACATGCCTGTAGAAAAACTCGACCTACTTTGCCCCCTAAATTGTCTGGAAAGTTGACCTTGCCGAGAACCCAGTACCGATCCGGTCCTTTGTTCGCGTTCATGATCTTTTCCAGCTCCTCATTGAAATGCGACATGAGTCCTGCTTTCGCATTTTCATGCTGCTCTCTCAACTCTTTCTGAGTACTCTCAGGTAGGATTAGCATCCCATTCCTCTAAGAGATTCGTTCTTTGCTTGCTCGTCTTTAGCTCTCATCATTTTCTCGCGATCAGCATTCTGTCCGAAGTTGGAAGAAGCACCGATCGAAGAACCCTTTTTGGGAACTGGACGAGGGTTGCCTTTAGTAGCGTACTGACCAAAAGCTTCTCCGCCCGCAGATCCTTTGGGTGGAATGTAGCCGTTGTTGTAGCCCTGCATATAAGGCATCATTTTTTGCTTAGCCATTTAGGCCTCCATTTGGTTGTTGACCGGCACCTGAGCCGCCGGACTGGCCCGAAAGATTCCCCTGCGAAGGCTCAGCCTGCGCTTGAAGGGATTCCATCACTTTTGAGTCCTGGCTAAGCGTCTGATTCGCTCTTTCTTGCCCCAATTGGCTCATTTCCATTGCCAGGCGGACTGCATCCATTACTGAATCGTCTCTGTTCTTCTTCATCTCAGAAAGCGTCTTCGCATTGTCAAGCAGCGCTTTCGCATAGTTCTGCTCGCCTTCTGAAATTCTCTCTCTCGCCAATCCGATATCGGACAGCACTCGAGCTCTTCGTTCTTGAGCTAAAGCCACGTTCTCTTCTGTCTGAGACGCCATCATCAAGTTCTTCATGCGGCGATCTTCCACGTCCTGCATCTGCATCTGCTGACGTTGAGCAGCAAGTTTGGCAACAGCCTCTCGCAGACGTGTTTTGCCTTGCAGAGGAGCCGAATCGATGAGCTCTTCGTCTGGAATAGCAATTCCAAGGGCTCTGAGCTGGAGAAGCTGGTAGTAATAAGCCTCTCTCTGAGTCTGTGTTTTGATCGCCGACTTGATGACGCAGTCGTATTGCTCAAATTGACCTGAAAAGAATTGAGGAGTGGGTTGCTTCCCAGTGATTCTCCACACCTTCCCTGGCGTGTAGTTCTTCTGGATAGCTTCAAGCACGAGGCCTGCGAAAAGCTTCTGGGCGTATTCCCAGTTGTCGAAGAGGCCTCGATTGCCTTTAAGGCCGTTAGAAGCACGAACTTCGGCCAATTTGCCGGACACCTGGATATCCCCGGTGCTTGACAGACCAAGGAGCTCGTCTGACCCACCGGGAATTTCCATGATGTTTCGATCCATGATATCTTGGTATTGGAGGTAGCCAGGAGGAATATTAGGAGCACTGATTTCCTTGATATCTGTCTGGACGTCGAACTCTGGATTAACAACGATGTTGCGTCCTTGTCCCGATTGGAATAACATGTCAGGATCGACAACGGCGCCGTTTTTATGAATCCACCCTGTATTGATGATCGATTCCATCAAATCGATGATTTGACTGTGCCTGCGATTGTACTGCCGCTGAGCGTCCCGAATAGAGCGCACTACGCCCTGGATTTTGAGCTCATAGGTGTCGATCAAAGGCTCGTGGTAAGCGATGACAGGAATGAAGGGGAAAGTATCCAAACCCGTTGGGTCTGGGCCCTCATAAAGCAACTTTCCCCCTACAATAATGTTGAGTTCCACCGATCGCTTGTGAGAATTGATCAGCTGGACTCGAGGATTTTTAGAAAGCTCTGCTCGGAGAATGTCTTCTTCTTCTGCGGACCCGTTCCACTCTTGGGAAACACCGGTGTCCATGTCGACTAAAAACTTTTGCGGTTTATTTATTCTTTTCCAATATTGGTCATATGTCAGAAGGTTTTTTGCTATATAGGTGGAATTATACTGACGATAAATGCCTAGATACTGGTATTTATTATCCCGTATTCCCGTTGGTATATTATCGATTTCACTCTCTGGTACCCACGGCAGCAGCGCCTTTACTTGCTCCTTGCTTAGCAAATCGCGGGTGGACGCCTGATCGCAATCTCCTAAGTCTCTGCGTGTGAAATAAGGGTCCAGCATCAGGGCATTAAATGGCTTCCAGTAGAACTTCAGGTCCCCGTTGACCTTGTCGTTTTGATAGTCGATGTAGATGCCGATGATGGCGAGGCCTGTCTTTAAGGAGTGCTCGAAGGCCTCGGAGAAGATGTACTCTGATTGCGCCTTGGCATAGACATACATCATCGTTTCTGAGAAAAGATCCGCCGTGGCTTCATCCGACCCCTCTACGGGCGACGTGACGGCCGATGTTCTGTTTTCTCTCTCATAGCCCGAGAACAGGTTTATGACACGGCGTATTTTGTTGAGCTCTAAGATCATCCGACGCTGTTTCTCGAGCATCGTCTTCTCTTGCTGGGTCCAGTTGTCTCCAGCGTAAGCTCTTAAGTCTCTGTAGGCAGCAGCGTAGTACACGCCCCAGGTGCGGTAAGCGTCATAGAAAAACTGATTGAATTGGGAGACTTTTGAATTGCCTCCCGGAAAGAATCCGGTACTGTAAACGCTCATGTGTTCCTAGGTTCGAGCCCCATTTGTAGTAAATACTTGATAGTCTATTTAAAAAAAATACTTTACATTATTGAATCCCACTCGCCGCATAAAGAGTCATCAACAACCATAGGGAATCCTGATTCTGAAACACTAAGGCGACGAGGTGGGTATCTTCGGCATTCGCCATAATCTGCCATCACATCTAGGTTGGCATATTGGTACCGGACGAAAAACCGGCAGTTTTTGCATCGAGGTGGCTCTTCCTGCAAATTTGGCTCACTTTGATCACCATTAACCATATTTTGACCTTATCTTTTTCCAATCTTCAGCTGATAAGCCCCTATTACCAACAAGGCTTTGGACCGCGCTCATCCCGTAGATAAGTGCTTGAGTTCCGTGAGATGCCCAGTTGTGGAAGGGGCGTTCTCGAAAGCACTCTTTCTTTTCGTTCCATTCTTTTCGGTAGTTTTCCACGCACTTAATCCCCTGGTCACACCGAGTTTGGTCAAAATAGAGGCGCGGAAAGAGGGCTCGAAGCATCTCAATATCCACCAGGATGTTATCGGACTTCTTAATGACTTCTGTCTTAAAGCCCATGTCCCGAACATAGTCCGCGTAGCACTTGCCAGTGGCTGGATTTTTGTTCGCTGCATCATGGGGAAGGAAAATTCGCTCAATAGGATAGCCCCGAGATTGAAGCCACTTTCCATAATGCGGAAAAGCCTCCCCGCTATTCTCGTAATAGTCCAGAAGATGTATCTCCTTACCGACAACCTGGAACGTCCAGATAGCTGTAGCGTCATCCCAACCGATGTCGCAGACGGCAAATTTATGAACGTACTCGTCGACTGGGACGTTACAGATCCGCTTTTCCGCACGTGCTTTAGCCATGAGAGCTGCAAAGTAATACCCCTGGTTAGCTGTTTCAAATGCCTCTTCGGGGGTACTTGGGTACTCCCGTTTCATGAATTCGCCCTGGGTCTCTTCCTTTTTCACGTACCACGCCTGTTGTTCGTCGGTCAGTTCAATGCCAATCTCTTTCAAAGAGGCAAAGTATTTTTGGGACTCTGTAGGTATGACCAGGTCCGAGTCTTTAAGGATGTAGTCGGGGTGTTTCCACCACGGGAAGAACCAGAATTTCCAGTCGAGCGTGCTAAGATTTTTGCCAGCCGCTTGTAGAGCGATGGACTTCTTGCACATGTCGTAGAAGTCTCCGTAC